ATTTAAGAGTTACTTTGTTTATTTTGTTTTTGATTGTTTTGTTTGATTTTCTGTCTCTTATTATTCTCTTGACGGCTGTTATATATTTCAGCTCGCGTTCAGTCCATTTATTTCCATTGTATAAACCTAAACCTCCTAGTACTTCCGGAACTCTTGGTTCGAAACCTATTTTACACAATTTTCTCATTTTTTTGAAAGAATGTGTTTGTTGAAACATTATTCTTCTAATATTTTTAAGTTTTAGGCAGTTGCTTGCTTCTAATTCAGATCTTGCTTGTATAAAAGACCCTCCAAAACCGTGTTTAGGTTTTTGTACTATTTGTACTATTTTAGTTGTTTCTTTCTGTATTAATTTGCATTTTATTGCAATTTTCATATTTTTTCTTAAATTATCGTACTCTTGATCTAGTGCTTCATTTACTTCTTTTACTTTTTCTTCATTTTTTCTTAAATGATCATCGTACGCATGGAACTGAACTTCTACTTTTGCTAGATTTTTGAGAAATGATTCTCCTTTTTCCTCTTCTTCGTGCATTCTTCTATATGTTTCAGCAATCATTTCATCATCCATATCTAAATCGTCATCATGATACATTAAAAGATGACTAAAACCTCCCATTGCATTATGCATATTATCTGAGTCATCTTCGATGTCTGGGCTTTCATCAGGTACATATTTAAGTGTATTGTGTTTATCTTTATGTAAAAATTCTATTGGTCTGATTAATATGTACTCTTTTCTGTTACACCATGCTATTTCGTTGACTTCTACTGTTGTGAAGTTCAACTTTTCTAAGTTTTCTCTTTCTTTTTCAGAGGTAACTCTTATTATTTCATTTCTATCTCGGAAAAAATGGATCCTATTTCTTTTAATTTTATTGATTTGTCTTTTATATTTATAAAGAGGGTTTATCATTATAAATCGGTGAGGTATGTTTAGTAAATCTTTTGATTCTACTAATTTCATATATTTTTTAATTTCAGTCTTAGGAATCCATACTTCTAAATTTTTCTTTTCTAAAAGTTTCATAATTGAGTAACAATGACCGTTCTTTATGTACTCGGGGTTCAGTACATCCTGCAATGCAGGTATTTTAATTAGACTTTGTCTATGAGCGGGTCTACAATAAATACTACCTCTGTTTTTGTTTTTTATTAATGCTACTAAAGTACTGATGTGTACTTTTACACATGTATAAGGACCATATTTCTTCACTTTTGGTTCACTGTCTAGTGGATAGTAGTTATACAACTGTAAGTGATCTGTGCTGTAATCTTCCAATTTTAGTTCTTGTTTTATAAGGTATTCTTGACTTTTGAGGTCTTGTTGTAAAATACCTTTGTAACTTGGGGGTAAGCTGTAATTATCAATATCTTCGTATTTAAATTCTTCAGGGATGAAAGAATTTAGATTTTTAATATATATCAAAACCATATCAGTTAATCTTTTAATTTCATTATTATTATATTGTGTGTTTAAATAAATCATACGCTCACAATATACACCTCGATTACCTATATATGATTTTTTATGATTTATGATCATACCCAAGTTTTCCATTTTCTTTTTGTATTTATTTATGCTTTCGATTGTACCAGTCATTATTAAATCATCCCCACATGCCTCGTATACTTCATTATGATCAGCACAGTACATATTTATTATATTTAGAACAAACCAAGTTCCTGTTGTACCAATTAAAATACCTCTGTTGTTATAGCCTAGTTCCAGAGGTTCTTTTTCTTCGCTTTCTTTGTAAAATAATAAAACAG